CTTATAGTATGTTTGACGGCATGAGCTGTGGACAGATCGCACTGAGGGAGTTAGGGATCATACCCGATACTTACTACAGTAGTGAGATTGATCCATATGCTCAGTCAGTAACAAGGTACAACTTCCCAAACACAGTGTTCTTGGGGGATGTTACCGGGGTTGACTTTGAAGCATTACCTGTGGTAAACTTACTAATGGCAGGATCACCATGTCAAGACCTCAGTCGAGCTAAGGCTAATGGCAAGGGATTAGAAGGTGAGCGGTCTAACCTGTTTTATAAGTTTGTTGAGGCTCTAACTATCCTAAGAAAAAAGAATCCTAACATTAAGTTCTTACTTGAAAATGTTAGGATGAAGCAAGAGTGGGAAAATGTAATTTCTGATTTGTTAGGTGTCACCCCGGTAAGACTTAACTCCTCAAAGTTTAGTGCTCAGAATAGACTTAGACTTTACTGGACTAATTTAGAGGTTGAACCTTCCCCGGCTTCTTGCGATATTGTATTACAGGATGTTTTGGAAAATGATGTGACATCTCTTAAAATTGCTGATATAGTGGGAGATCAAGGTAAACGATTGATCAAGGCTAACATTAAAAAGTCTCACTCCCTAATGGCTAGAGACTACAAGGGATTTGGTAATCAAGGGATGACCGGTGTTAGGTGCATACAGGTTGGAGTAGCTGACCTCAAGGGTAGAGACTCTATTAAACGAGTCTACAGCCCTCAGGGTAAGTCTCCTACCTTGACTACTTGTGGCGGTGGACACCGAGAGCCTAAGGTAGCCATATCGCCGCTCAAGTGGAGGAAGCTATTACCTATGGAGTGCGAGAGGTTACAAACAGTTCCCGATAATTACACTTCTAGAGGCATCCGGGAAGACGGTAAGGAAGTACCCATTAGTAATACACAACGCTATAAAATGCTTGGAAATGGTTGGACGGTTGCTACCGTGAAACACATTTTAAAATCACTTTACAAGGAGGATGCTTGAATATTTTTGTCTTAGACACTGATCTTGAAAAGTGTGCCGAGTATCATTGTGATAAGCACGTTGTCAAAATGATACTAGAGTATGCACAGATGTTGTCCTCAGTTGTGAGGCTACAAGGGCATGATGTAGGGTATAAATTAACACATAAAAACCACCCTTGTACTATATGGGCTAGAGAGTCTTTATCTAATTACAACTGGCTCAAACGACTGACACGACTTTTAAATTACGAGTACAAATATCGGTATAACAAAGACGTAAATCACAAGTCATACGATTTAGTAAAAACATTACCAACACCAGATATCCCGGATATTGGTTTGACACCTTTCGCTCAAGCTATGCCTGATCAGTACAAAAACAAGGATGCCGTCAAAGCCTACCGGGAATACTATCTCAAAGAAAAATCTTTACTTTTAAAATGGACTAAGCGTATAATCCCTAAGTGGATAAAGGAGGATTCTTGAAGCACTTAACTGCTAACACTAATTGGATATATTTTAGGAGACCTACTGAGATGACAAGTCTATTAAACAGAGCACAAGTAAAACGTCACGTTCTTATGATTGCCCATGAGTCCGAGAATAAGAGGCTACATAAGTACGAGAGAGTATCTAAGTCAACCTTAGATTATCTAGAGGCAAGACTAAAATTAGAAATAAGAGAGTTAATTAAAGTACAACGCACCGGGATTACTATTAAACCATGATAGATTCATTTTACATTGAGTTATTCTTATCAATACTAGCCCTAACTTCTGTTAGGCTAGTGGCGATAGGACACCGATTAGGGGGAGTTGTAGGGCTATCCTGTCAAGCGTGTTGGATTAGTTGGTGGGTATATACGAATCAACTAGGATTCCTCCTAATAGATGCCGGATTATTAATAATTTATATAGACTATATTAGATGCTACAAAGACAAAAAGATTTAGAAAAAGAGATGGTTGATCTTGGGGTTGTACGCTACAGGCGTGAGAACCAAGAGGCTCGCAAGGGTCAGCATGAGTCCACAACTCCTGCAGGTATTCAGTTTATTCGTAAAGGTATTGACCGAATTTCTAAAGCAATAGATATTACTAAGAATGATTACATGATGGGGAAAGTTAGTACTTACTCCGCAGATACAATAGAAAAACTTTTTTCATTACCAAGTGATGTTATAGCGTTTCTAGCGTTAAAGGCTTGTATCAATCATTTGTCTACACCTGTAAAATTAGTGAGAGTGGCTCAGGAAGTGGGTTCATTTATCGAAGATGAAACACGATTTAGAAAATTTAAAGAACTAAATCCTGCATTATTTGGGGTAGTCTCTAGAGACCTCACTAAACGAACTACTAATTACCGTAGACAGAAAAGGGTATTAGTTCATTCAGGTAATAAAGCAGAGATTGAATGGAAAAACTGGCCTACTACTAAGCGTGTTCAGTTGGGTCAATTACTGTGTGAATTAATCTGTGATCATACTAAGCTCTTTGAGATAAAAAAGCACACAGCACAAGGTCAATCAGCTAAGACGGTGTTTTGGTTTGAAGCTACGGCAACTTCACTGGAATGGATAGATAAAAAGAATTCTATTTGTGAGTTATTGTCTCCTGTAAAATTACCTTGTATTATTCCTCCTCGGAAGTGGAGTAGTCAATACGTTGGTGGTTACTACACTTACAATGGTATGCAACTTATAAAAACTAATGATGTAGCCTACATGAAAGAGCTAGAGAACCGTGATTTATCCGAGGTCTATCATGCGGTTAATGTAGTACAGGAGACCGGATGGCGAGTGAATAAAACTGTGTTTAAAGTTATGGATGCCCTGTTTACTTCCCAAGCTAATGTCTCAGTGATCCCTGAGTTCCATGAACGACACATGGAAGAAGCTTTTCCTAAAACCGGGACTAAGGATGAACAAATAGATTGGAAGCGTAGAGCTACGTTGATTTACTCCGATAATGTTAGAAGAAAAACCAAACGGATTCAGTTTTCTCAACTTATGTGGATGACCCGAAAGTTTGTGGATGAAAAAGTATTTTATTTTCCACACACTTTAGATTTCCGAGGCAGAATGTATGCTAACACAGCGTTCTTAAACCCTCAGGGAGAGGACTCAGCTAGAGGACTGCTAGAGTTCTCTCAAGGGAAACCCATAGGGGATCATGGAATCCCTTGGTTACAGGTGCATCTAGCCAACTGCTATGGGTATGATAAGGTGTCGCTAGAGGATCGAGTAGAGTGGACACTGCACCATGAAAAATCTATACTACAGATTGCAGAGAATCCTTTATCTGAGCACTGGTGGATGAAAGCTGATAAGCCTTGGCAATTCCTAAGGGCTTGTATTGAGTACGCTAAAGTCAAAGACCTTGGTAAATGGGGAGCTAAATGGGTAAGTCACTTACCTATTACAGTGGATGGGTCTTGTAATGGCTTACAGCATTTCTCCGCTATGCTCAGAGACCATAAGGGAGGGGAAGCCGTTAATTTAACTGACCGAGAGACACCTCAGGATATTTATGATATTGTACGGAAAGCTACAGTATTAAAAATATTTGAGGATGATATGCCGTCAACTCAAAAGCTCAGACAAGTTTGGCTTTATGATAAGAACTTGGATCGAGCCTTAGTTAAAAGGCCGGTAATGACTACTCCTTATGGAGCGACACTCTATGGTATGCGAGAGCAAATCTATGAGGAGATAAAGAAGCAACAGGACAAGGGAAAAGTATTTGCCGGAATCCAAGAAGGGGAAGACCTATGGGTACATTGTAAGTATATTGCTAAGTTTATTTATGAGGCTATTGGTGAAGTAGTAATATCTGCGCGAATGGGAATGAAGTGGTTACAGGATTGTGCTAGAGAGATGAACGAATTAGATAGACCAATCTACTGGACACTACCCACCGGCTTCCTAGTGAAACAGAAGTATTTAAAGTCGGTGGTGTCACAAGTTAAGACAATTATAAATGGGAAAATGGCTTCTCTATTTGCGGCAGGTGTTGGAACGGATAAGATGAATAAGTTCAAGCAAGTGAATGGAATAGCTCCAAACTTTGTGCATAGCTTGGATGCTTGTCACCTTATGAAGACTGTTATAGGTGCGAATGATGAACATGATATCCAATCTTTTGCGGTAGTCCATGATTCCTTTGGAACTCATGCGTGTGACATAGAAGAACTTGGAATTATTTTACGAGAGAAATTTATTGAGATATACAAAGAGGATGTTTTACAAAGGTTTAAGGATGAACAAGAGAAAAGTGGGAAAATAAATTTGACAGCCCCGGAAGGATATGGTAAGTTGAGAATAGAAGGAGTAATTGATGCAGAATTCTTTTTTAGCTAATGTAAATATTGAAAATGTAGGTCAAGGAATGATGAAGGCAGTAGAAGCTCTACAGCCTTTCAGTAAGTCGGAGAAGTATGTTATAATTTCTAGCTTGTTTAATTGTATGTATAACAATAAACTCAGAGAGGATAGATCAATAGCAGAACTAATGAATATTGTAGATCGTATCAGAGTAGATTGTAAAAGACAGAAGATTCCAGAATTTGGTGGTGCAGAAAACTTTATTAAAGGAGAACTATAATGGCAGAAACTAAATTTCCAATGCACGTTTCACCTGTAGGTACAGCATCATGGCCTTGGCTTAACAAGCCTGATGTACGCTTTGATGCTGACGGTATTTACCATGTTAAATTGGTAATGACTAAAGAGGAATCAAAGAAGCTTGATACGGTAATCAAGCCTCTTATGAATGGTGGTAAGCACAACCCCTTGAAACCTGAGAAGGATGATCAAGGAAATAACACTGATAACATGGTGTGTCAGTTTAAGATGAAATCAGTGGTTAAATCCCGAAAGGGTGATTTTACTCAAGTTCCTATTTTGCTCGACAAAGAAGGTCAGCGTATTGAGTCTACGATAGGGGCAGGTTCAAAGATTAAGGTTGCCTATCAAGCAGTACCTTTTGATCAAGGTGGGGGTGGAGTAACTCTAAGACTCCGTAAGGTTCGAGTTTTAGATTTGGTTGAGTATCAAGGTGGTAGTAATGATGATCTTGAGTGGGGCGAGGAGTTCTCTCAAGGTTCTAATGACAAGGATGAGGATGCAGATGGGGAGGACTTCTAAATATGCCTAGCTATGAGGACATCAAACAGATGGAATCAGAGGAGGTGTATCGGAAGTTGATGGAATGTAAGCCTGCGGTAGTTCATAGACTTGTATCAGATTTGTACCAAGTATTACATACAGGTTCTTTCCCGGTTGAGGATTTTTATACGGTAAAGACTACTTTAACAATGTTAAAAGGCTTATTAAGTGCGAGTGAGTTATATGGTCAGCAAGAAAATTAAAGTAACTCCGCACTGGAAGCATGGTATCGCTAGGGGGTATCGCTCAGGGTTAGAGTCGAAGATAGGTGAACAATTAAAAAGTGCCGGAGTTGAATGGTACTATGAACCTGAGCGTATTCCCTACATACCTAATCAAAAAACTTATACACCCGATTTTTATTTACCTCATAAAGATGATGTATTGAGTAAAACAAATAGATATGGTATATTCATAGAAACAAAGGGTAGGTTTTTAGCCTCTGATAGAGCTAAACACCTTTTAATAAAAGAGCAACATCCTGATCTAGACATCAGGTTTGTATTCACTAACCCAAACCAAAAACTCTATAAAGGATCGAGGACAACTTATGGACAATGGTGCGACAAGTATGGGTTCAAATATGCAAAAAAGGACATCCCCTCAGAATGGCTCATCAACTTGGGTGGGAAATGAGGCGTGTCCAAAATGCGGATCAAAAGATAATTTAGCGAGGTATGATGATGGACATGGTTATTGTTTTGGAGTGGATTGCGGGTACTATCAGCCTCCTAGCGGTGATATTCTTAGGTCTTCTGTACCTTCCGAATCCAATCCCGATAATAAAAAGAAATTTACTAACCTACTTCCGAAAGGACAATACAAAGATTTAAGTAAGAGAAAAATTTCAGAGAAGACTTGTAAGTTTTATGGTTATTCAATTAGTAAGTATAAGGATCAGCCCTGTCAAATTGCAGAGTTTAGGGATGATCATGGTAACGTAGTAGGGCAGAAGGTACGACTTCAAGGTAATGACTTCCGCACTCTAGGAGAAGTGTCTGGACTATGGGGAAAGCATCTTTGGGGTACTGGTAAAAAGATAGTTATAACTGAAGGTGAGATTGATTGCCTCAGTGTAGCAGAGCAACAAAATTGTAAGTGGCCTACCGTATCCATTCCCAATGGAGCTAAGTCAGCTAAGAAAGCCATTCAGAAAGACTACGAGTGGCTTGTAGGAAACTTTGAAGAAATCATTCTCATGTTCGATATGGACAAACCGGGAATGTCAGCCGCAAAACAGTGTTCCGATCTTTTTCCCCCCGGAAAGTGTAAGATTGCTAAACTTCCTAAGAAGGATGCTAACGAGTGCCTTGTAGCCAATCAAGGGTCAAGTATTGTTAGTGCTATTTGGAACGCACCAATCTGTAGACCTGATGGTATAGTGGCAGGTGAGGACACATGGGAGCTAGTGAATACTCCAATCAAACCTAGCGATCACGAATATCCTTGGATTGGACTTAACAAAAAAACTTTAGGAGCTAGAAAAGGTGAGCTTGTAACCTTTTGTGCAGGTACAGGTGCAGGTAAATCGACTACTGTAAAAGAGATTGCATCTTATTTACTTAGCAAGGGTGAGAAAGTAGGTTATCTTGCTTTAGAAGAATCAGTAAGAAATGCAGCTCTAGATTTTATGTCGATTGAAGCTAATTCTATGCTCCACCTTCAAAATAATTTAGAGGAAAAATATTTGAGGGAAATATGGGAGAGAGTTTTCTCTACAGGGAGACTCTTTCTCTATGATCATTGGGGGAGCTTAGATGGAGATGTACTTACCAATCGTATTCGTTATCTTGTTCGCAGCTGTGGTGTGGATTGGATCATCCTTGATCATATATCTATCATGGTTAGTGGTATCGAAGGAGGAGATGAACGAAGACTAATAGATAACTTGATGACTAACCTAAGGTCTTTAGCAGAGGAGTTGAACGTAGGTATGTTTATTGTTTCTCACTTAAAGAGACCGTCACAAGGAAAGGGGCATGAAGATGGCAAACAAATCAGTATCGGAGACCTTAGAGGGAGTGGAGCTATTGCTCAGCTCAGCGATTTTGTTATTGGACTTGAACGAGATCAACAAGGAGAGAATGAGACTATCGTTAGAGTCCTCAAAGCGAGGTATAAGGGAAGTTCGACAGGCGTTGCAACCTGTTTATCCTACAGTCCAGAGTCAGGTAGACTTAGCGAATGTGCAATCCCAAATGAAGAAGACGATAGTGAACTTAACGAGCAAGGTTTCTGATTTAGAAGAACGCTTTCCAACTGGAGATTTAAGATGAGCTTAGAACTCGTATTTGACATTGAAACGAATGGTCTATTGGACACAGTAGATCAAGTACACTGTATAGGACTAGCAGTAGTAGGAGCTAAGGCCGGTCAGTTGTATGCAAATCAGTCCGGGTTTTATGATAACGAGTTTGCTTCTTATGATTGTCTAGAGGATGCTTTGGAAAATATGAAACGCGCTGAGAGATTGATAGGTCATAATATTATTGGATATGATTTACCAGTTTTAGAGAAAGTGTTAGGGTGGACTCCTAGTAAGAACACAGAGATAGTTGACACCTTAGTTATGTCTAGATTAATTCATACTAATCTAAAAGAGTTAGACTCTAAGAGTAAAAAGTTAGAGCCTAAATTATGGGGAAGCCATAGTCTTAAAGCTTGGGGTATTCGACATGGATCACTCAAAGGTGATTATGGTGAGACTACAGATTGGGCTGAGTTTTCAGATGAAATGGCAGTCTACTGTCAACAAGACGTAAACATTACTATGGATTTGTATTATCATTTTTTAGATCAAGAATATAGTAAAGACTCGATTGATATGGAATTAGCTTTTGCAAGAATCATGTCTAGACAGGAACAACATGGTTTTAACTTTGATGTAAAGAAAGGACAAGAGTTATATGTTAATCTTCTTAAGGATAAGGAAAAGTTGGCTGAAAAATTACGGACTTCATTCGGCAGTTGGTTTGTCAGTGAAGGAGAATTTACGCCAAAGAAAGATAACAAGAAGCGAGGCTACACTAGTGGAGCAAGCTTTACTAAAATTAAAACTGTGGAATTTAATCCAAACTCCAGAGACCACATATCGTCTAGATTGCAGAAGTTATATGGGTGGCTTCCTAACTCTTTCACTCCGAGTGGAAAACCAGAAGTAAACGAATCTATACTAAGTAAGCTTAGGTTTCCTAATTGCCAAGAGTTAAAGAAACATTTCTTAATCAGTAAGAGAGTATCTCAATTAGCTGAGGGTGATAACGCGTGGCTTAAACTAGAGAGAGAAGGAAGACTTCATGGTAGAGTCAATACTAATGGAGCTGTGACAGGAAGGTGTACCCATTTTTATCCTAACATAGCTCAAGTGCCGGCTTCTTATAGCCCCTATGGTAAAGAGTGTAGGACGCTATTCACAGTAGGTAAAGGTAAGAAGCTAGTCGGGGTAGATGCAGATGGTCTTGAACTCAGAGCACTCGCAGGGTATATGAGTCGGTATGATAAAGGCAAGTATGTTAAGGCTGCAGTGTCGGGTGATAAAAAGAAATCTACTGACATCCATTCTATTAACATGAAAGCATTGGATATAGCTAATCGCGATACTGCTAAGACATGGTTCTATGCTTTTATCTATGGTGCAGGAGACATGAAGCTAGGATTAATATTAGGTAAGGGATCAAGGTCAGGCAGAGCTTCAAGACAAAGATTCCTAAAGAATGTTACTGGACTTCAAACATTAACAACCAAAGTAAAGGAGACATACAGGAGAAGGGGCTATCTAATAGGACTTGATGGTAGGAGGCTGCACATTAGGTCAGAGCATAGTGCTCTTAATACCTTACTCCAATCAGCAGGTGCAGTGCTTATGAAGAAAGCTTTAGTTATACTTGATGAGAAGCTCAAGTTCAGAGGCTTGAAAGCAGGTCAAGACTATGAGTTTGTAGCTAATATCCATGACGAATTCCAAATAGAGGTGAGTGAAAAATATGCCAAAGACGTTGCCGAAGAAGCTGAGAGAGCGATCCGAACTGCCGGGGAATTCTTTGAATTTGGTTGCCCACTTTCCGCAACTGCGAAAGTTGGAAAGACTTGGGCTGAAACCCATTAAGACAGTCAAAGCTTTGATAGTTTTTATGGAAAAGGATGGACATATATTAATGGGGGGGAGTGGAATTAATCCTTACAAGAGTGTGGGAGATGAGAGAAAAAATTATTTAAAGTTTAATAACAATATTAGAAGATCGTTCTTATGTTGGTTAAAAGATTTTACTTGTGAGACCTGTAACTTTAAGAACCCAACAAAGACTTTACACTTTCACCATGTAAACCCCAAGATGAAACGTGGAAACATTTTCACAATGGTTGGGGGTAAGAATAAATTGAAACTGTTTAAGGAAATATTTAAATGTGTATATGTTTGTGAAAACTGTCACTATAAAATTCACTCAGAAGAAGGAGGAATAGATGGGCATTACAAAATTATTAATAGACGGAGACATTCTTACATACAGAACTTGTTGGGCAGTACAAACAGAGGTTCAATGGGATGATGACATTGTTACTACTGCTACTAATCTTAAGGAGTTGGAGTTTCAATCTAAGAATACGGTAGAGTATTGGATCAAGAAGTTTAACATAACAAACAGGGAAGACGTTACGATCTGCTTTTCGGATAGGCAAAATAATTTTAGACGAAAAATTTTTCCCGAATATAAAGCAAACCGAAAAGGTAGTAAGAAACCTCTAGGGTACAATCATCTAGAAACATTTTTAAAGAAAGCTTACAATTCTTTTGTCCTCGATAATTGTGAAGCTGATGATGCCTTAGGGGTTCTTGCTACCAGTTATACTAAAAACATGAGGCCGATAATCGTATCAATAGATAAAGATATGTTGACAATCCCTTGTGAATATTATAATATTGATACTGAGGAGGTACTTAAAATTAACAAGGAGGATGCAGACTTTCAATTCTTTCACCAAACTTTAACAGGAGACTCAGTAGATAATTACAAAGGGTGTCCGGGAATAGGAAAGAAAAGAGCTGACGCATTACTCAAAGATAAGGGAGCAACATGGGAGACAGTATTAGATGCGTTTGTTAATGCCGGACTAGATGCAGATGACGCGCTAACTCAAGCTAGAGTAGCTAGAATCTTAAGAGCTAGTGATTATAACTTTGGAAAAGAGGAGGTTATCTTATGGAATCCCCTATAACAGACAACAATGACATTGATGCGTACAGTTTAAATGATCAGTGGAAGGGTGGTAGTACCAACATTAGACCTAAGTATTATGCTAAGTATAAGATAGACCCTTGGACTTTTATTATAGAGAATCAATTAGGTATGGATGTAGGAAGTGTAGTTAAATATGTGGTTAGGCACAAGGATAAGAATGGTGTAGAAGACCTAAACAAAGCCATTAAATGTATAGAGATGATGAAGGAATATTATTACAATGAAAAAAGTTAGAGAGTTCCATGAGAAAATGGAGCTAGCAGTAGATCAGCCCTTCAGCAAAGAGCTACTTGAGTTTCGGATGAAGTTAATCTTTGAAGAAGTTCAAGAGCTTGCTGAGGTTGGTATGACAATAGAAACAAATACTAATGAAACAGAACGTAGGGTTTTACTACAAGATTTCTTAAAGGAAATGTGTGATGTTATTTATGTTATTAAAGGAACTGCCGTATCATTCGGGATGGACTTAGATGAAGCTTATGACTTAGTACATAAGAGTAACATGAGTAAGTTTCCATTTACTAAAGATGATAGTGGCAAGGTTATGAAAGGTAAAAATTATAAACCCCCTGTACTAGAGGAGTGTATATGAAATCAGTAAGAGCTGACATTATTACTAGACGTACCTACAATAGACCCTTAGACCCTACCGGAGAAAGGTTTGAAACGTGGGAGCAAACAGTAGACAGGGTGATACATCATCAAGGGTGGCTTTGGGATAGAGCTTTAGGTAAACCAGAGACCCCTGAATATACTGAGATTAATGATGAGTTAAAAGAATTACGTCAGCTTATGTTAGATCGTAAGGTGTGTGTCAGTGGAAGAACACTATGGTTAGGAGGAACTGATGTAGCTAAGCGTAGGGAAGCTAGTCAGTTTAATTGTGCTCACTTAAAATTGGAGACTATACATGATGTGGTTGACTCTTTATGGCTCTTGTTGCAGGGATGTGGCGTGGGATTTACACCTGTTGTCGGAACACTATCTGGCTTCACATCCCCAATCAAAGATGTGCAAGTCATACGTTCAAGAAGAACTAAGAAGGGAGGGCATGAAGGAAACAAAGAGACTTTCGATAAGGGGGCTTGGACACTTACAGTTGGAGACTCCGCTGAAGCATGGGCAAAGTCTATCGGTAAAATTCTGGCATACAAAGGGAAAGCTACAAAGTTCATACTCGATCTCTCACAACTCAGACCATCAGGCCAACGACTCAGTGGGTATGGATGGATCAGCAGCGGTGATGCTCCCCTCTCGAAAGCCTTCACATCAATAGTTCAAATATTAAATAAAAAGTCAGGTTCACTCCTAAGTAGAATGGACATCTTAGATATTATGAACTGGTTAGGTACTGTACTCAGTAGCCGTAGGTCAGCCGAGATAGCACTCATGTACTATGATAATCCTGAGTGGGAAGAATTCGCCCGGTCTAAAGATAACCTATCAGAAACACCACACAGAAGTCAGTCTAATAACTCTGTAGTATTTTGGCGAGAGCCTACTAAGACTGAGCTTGAACAATTCTTTAAGATTATGGAGGAATCTGGTGGGTCTGAACCGGGAATCATCAATGGTGAAGAAGCTAGACGTAGAGCACCTTGGTTCTCTGGTGTTAATCCTTGTGCTGAGATACTCTTAGGTAACAAGAGCTTCTGTAATCTATCTGAGGTAGACGTAGGGAAGTTTAAGAATGACAGTGATGGTTTAGCTAGAGCTATATATCTAATAGCTAGAGCTAACTATAGGCAGACTCTAGTTAATCTAGATGATGGTATTCTTCAACGTACTTGGCATGAGAACAATGAGTACCTTAGGTTATGTGGTGTAGGACTTACAGGTATAGTTAGAAGACCAGACCTATCAGAGTATGACTATAAGAAACTAAAAAACATAGCCATACATGGTGCTTACTCTATGGCTGATCAGTTAGGAACACAGAGACCTAAGAATGTTACTACCATTAAACCTAGTGGTACTCTGAGTAAGATCATGGATACTACTGAGGGGTGTCATAAACCTGAGGGTAAATATATTTTTAATAATGTAAACTTCAGTATTAATGATCCTATGGTTTCTAAGTTAAGAGAAGCAGGTTATCGTGTAGTCAATAACCCGGTAGATGAACATAATGTTATTGTTACTTTTCCAGTAGCATGGGAAGACATTAGATTTAGCAAAGACCCCCACTCAAAGGAGGAAGATAGATATGTCAATATGGAGAGTGCGTTTAGCCAACTGGTACGCTATAAATTTCTTATGGATAACTACGTTGAACAGAACTGCTCGATCACTGTATCTTATACGAAAGATGAAATCCCATTTATTATTGATTGGATCAAATCTAATTGGTCTTCTTACGTTGGTGTTAGTTTTCTTCCCCGTATGTCTGAGGAGGAGAAGGCAGGATATGAGTATCTCCCCCAACAAGTTGTCAGCAAAGCAGTCTACGAGGAGTATGTGGCACAACTTTCCGAGGTGGATTGGGAGAAGACGTTAGGCATCCATGAGCTTGAGGATGACGAGTGTGCAAGTGGAGTATGTCCAGTAAAGTAGAGTGATTCATGGTTTTGAATTTATTTCAACCCTTTAGGAGACTTTTCAAAATGTCAAGATATATAGAAACAGAAGATTTAAACCATATCATAATTACTGATGGTTTACTTAAGGAATTACATGAAATGTTTCCAGACTCCTTACCCTCTAAATTGGTGAGTGAGCCTGAGCTATGTAAACTTATAGGTCAGCAACAGGTTATAAGGTGGCTTAAAGATAAACAAGATGAAATAAAAGAAGCATCTTACAAGGGAGATAAGACTAGTGTTAGAGTTACTTAATATGTTAATGTGCATGGGATCACCAAAGCCCCCACCGCCACCTCCCCCTCCAAAACCGCCTCCACCTCCTCCAAGTCCTCCGGCTCCAATAGCCTCAGTGACTACAAAGGCATCAACGGCGGCTATGACAGGGAAAAAGTCTAATAAAGTAGCAAGACGAGCTAAAGGGAAGGCTAGATTTAGACGAGAAATCAACACCCCAACAGCTCCAACTGGATTAAACATAGGTTAATATGTGTGTATCTACTGGTAATCAGGGTCTTGATATAGCTTTAGCTATAGGTATTGGTGCAGCTACCGGTGGCTTCGGAGTTTCTGCGGCGGGAAGTGGTGGTCTGTTTAGTACAGCTTCTGCTCATGTAGGCTCTAGTATATTTTCAACTCTTGGTTGGACTTCTGCTACCTTAGTACCACAGGCTGCATTAGGTGGAGCTATTTTAGGTGGAGTAGGTTCTATGGCTATGTCGGCTTTAATGCCACAGCAACCGGCAGAATATCCTTATCCCCAATATGAGCAAGAACCCACTTATCACTCACAACAAAATCAAATAACAGGATCAGGTGGAGCACAAGCACCAGCTTATTTAGCAAAAGAAATGAAACGAATAAAAACTGCTAAGAATAAAGAACAACCTAGAGCAACAAGCTCGATTAATACAGAAACTTTTAGTGGAACAGGACTACAAATAGCATGATAGAAACAAGTAAAAGATACGGAGACTTGTGTAGAAGGAGACAGAACTTCTTAGAACGTGCCTATGATGCAGCAGAGCTAACTATACCTTTTATTCTCCCAAGAAATAAAACACAAGACCATGATTTACCTACACCATTCCAAGGTATTGGAGCTAGAGGGGTAAATAATTTGTCAGCAAAATTATTACTTACTTTGTTTCCACCGAATTCCCCCTTCTTCAAGTTTCAAATAGATGACTTTACCCTACAAGAACTACAAGCACAGAGAGCACCTGTAGAAGAAGCATTAAATTCTATGGAACGATCAGTCATGGATGAAGTAGAGGCAAAGGCCATGCGCGTTCCATTGAATGAAGCTTTAAGACATTTAATAATTACAGGTAATGCGTGTATTCATGTTGATAAAGATAATGCTATGCGTGTCTTTCATTTAGATCAGTATGTAGTTAGACGAGACCCTCAAGGTAAAGTACTTGAGATCATAGTACATGAGAAAATGAGTCGGCAATTATATGTAGATATATTTGGTAAACTTCCCCCTAGAGAGTCGGGGGATAGTGAGAAGGTTAGCGAAAAAGAACTTAATCTATATACTATAGTTAAAAGAAAAGATAATAAAATTCATGTTCATCAAGAAGTTAATGACATGAAAATTCCTAATACCGATTCTGAATATCCATTAGATAAAAACCCTTGGTTAGCCTTGAGGTTTTCTTCTATTGATGGTGAGGATTATGGTAGAGGATTTGTAGAAGAATACTTAGGTGACTTGAGAGCACTTGAAGGATTAAGCAAAGCTATTCTTGAGGGTTCTTCAGCCGCAGCTAGAGCCATCTTTCTCGTCAGACCTAATGGTACTACTAAATTAAAAACAATCTCACAAGCTCCTAACTTAGCGGTAAGGCAAGGGTCAGCAGAAGATGTGACTGTCTTACAAATGCAGAAGTTTAATGACTTCAGAGTAGCTCAAGAAACTATAGGTACTACAGAGAGAAGACTAGCTGCTGCCTTCCTGTTAAACCAAAGCGTACAGAGGGATGCAGAGAGAGTGACGGCAGAGGAGATTCGATTCCTAGCTAATGAACTAGAGACATCCTTAGGTGGTATCTATAGTCTTCTCTCACATGAACTCCAGTTGCCTCTTATACATAGAATTATAGCCGTTCTAGAAAGAGAAAAGAAACTTCCACCATTACCTGAAGATTCTGTAGAACCTGTAATTATCACAGGGTTTGAAGCACTAGGTAGAGGGAATGATGCAAATAAACTTGCTACATTTTTACAAACCGCAGCTAAAATATTAGGCCCGGAAGCGGTAATTACCTATACTAATGTTAGTGATGCTATGAAAAGATTAGGAACTGGTTTCGGTATTGACATGAAAGGTTTAATTAAAACACAAGAAGAAGTACAACAAGAACAACAACAAGCCCAACAAGCACAGATGCAAGCACAACAAGCGGTTGCTGCTACTCCAAATGCTGTGACTCAAGGGGGCGAAATGATAAGGGAGCAAGTGAATGGCAACCAAGGACAAGAAGCCTGAACGAAACGTAGTTTCTAAGGCTGAACTGAAGGATGTAGTAAAAGAACGTGATAAGATTCTTGAACAAAAGGAAGATCAAGTGGGATCATCTGGTGGAGTACCCGGAACTTACACAAAGATTAGACTTAGTAGTGGTGCAATTTTAGAAACATTTGGTGAGGGATATGGCAGAGCAACTAACAGTAGGTAGTAATGAAACTCCTGAGATGACTGCTTCCGAAGAAGCTCATAATCAGGAGATGATAGAGAAGGTTGAAGAAGTAGAACATGGGATTGATGGTGTTAACCCTGTAGAACAACCAGAAGATAAGTTTGGTGGAGACTATGAGAAACTCAAAAAGAGCTACGAAGAATTAGAAAAAAAGTTTCATTCACCAAACGAAGTCCAAGAAATAAAAGAAGAATCAGATTTAAGTATTCCAGAACAATCTGAAGCTCCCTTTGATATGGAAGCTCTTACTCAAGAGTATGCTGAAAGTGGTGGTTTAACTGATGCTAGTTATAAAACACTAGCGGATGCCGGTATTAGTAGAGATTATGCTGATACATATATTGCCGGAGTAAAAGCTTTGGGGGAAAAGATTGGTAATGAAGTACGGTCTTCTGTAGGTGGACAAGAAGAATACTCCTCTATGGTAGAATGGGCTAAGACAAATTATACCAACCAACAAATACAAGTTTATGATCAAGCTGTTAATAGTGGAGATGTTACTACTGCTATGATGGCGGCTAAAGGATTAAGGGCAGATTATCAAGCATCTGTCGGTAAAGAAGGTACAACTTATGGAGGACAATCTCCATCTAGCGTAACATCTGACAACGCATTTAGAAGTAATGCAGAAGTTGTTAAAGCTATGAGAGACCCTCGATATGAAAATGACATGGCATATCGTCAAGATGTGTTAGATAAACTAGATAGATCAGACATATTTTCTACTGGTACTATCTAAGCTAGTTTCTATTTACAAGTAAACAAGACCTGCTGAGGTAGATAATCTTAGTTGAAAGTTAAATAAAGATACAGCAAAATATTTTTATTAACTTTAATTTAAGGAGGTTACTATGGGTGTAACCAATACTTCCGCACCTGCGGTAACAATGACTCGATCTGGTCAAGCGAACTCTACAGGATCATCCACTGCGTTATTTTTAAAAGTATACGCAGGTGAAGTCCTCACAGCGTTTGAGCAGGCGAGTGTAACAATGGACAAGCACGTTGTCCGATCTATTAACTCAGGTATTAGTGCTCAGTTTCCTTTGGTTTGGAAAACTGCTAGTACCGAATATGCTTACATCAATGCCTCTGGTAACACAGGCACAACGGCTGCAAAGCTTGATGGTACAGCAATCAACAAAGCTGAAAAGGTTATTTCGATTGATGGGCTACTGTTAGCTGATCACTTTGTCAATAACCTTGATGAAGCTATGAACCACTATGATGTACGATCCATTTATGCTAAAGAGGCAGGTATCGCTCTTGGTACTCAATGGGATAAGAACATTCTACAACAGGGTGTTCTTGGTGCTCGTTCTGCTGCCCTCGTAACGAGTGGTAATGGTGGGTCAGTTCTAACGGCTGCAGGGTATGGTACTACTGGTGCTACCCTAGCTGCAGGTATGTTTGATGCAGCTCAGAAGTTAGACGAAAACAATGTACCTGAGAATGACAGGTATATGTTTGTTAAACCTGCCCAGTATTATCTGATGGCAGAAACTACTAACGTAATCAACCGGGATTGGGGTGGAGCAGGAACGTACTCTGAAGGTACGGTCTTGAAGGTTGCAGGTATTCACATTGTGAAGACCAACAACTTGCCTACTACCAACATCACTGGTGGGTCTGTTACCACTCATAACGGTAACTTCTCTACTACGGTTGGACTTGTTATGCACAAGTCTTCAGTTGCTACAGTTAAATTAATTAACTTGGCAGTCGAGACAGAGTATGACATCAAGCTTCAAGGTTGGTGGATCGTAGCGAAGTATGCTATGGGTCACGGATTTATTCGACCTGAAGGTTGTGTTGAGCTTAAAACCTCATAACACTGTGGGGGTTAGTGTAAAAGCTAGCCCCCTTTTTTTAATTTAGGAGACAACAATGGTTGATACATCACGCACAGTTGCGGATTTAACAACTAACTTATTTCAGAA